TTTTTATATTAATTTTGTCTGGCCAGACTGTTTATTATTTAAAAGCTACCTTATCTGCTCCTTTGATTTGCCAATGTGGAGCATCCTTAAATGATTTCCAACAATTTCCACCCCACTCAATACCATATTTTTCTAAAAGTCCCTTCTCTTTTGCAACATTATAAATATCTTGATAGTAGTGAAAATCTTTCCAACTTCCTTTGTAAACTGTTTTTTCAACTTCTTTTTCTATTTCTTTTCCATTTTCCTTAGCTTTTACCTTAACTTTTTCTTTTATAAGAACTCCAATATCTACGGCATATCCAAAACCATCAAACTTGATCTGATGATTAGATTTTTGTTTATACCCATCTACTTTTGTTACTTTTATTCCAGGTAATGTTCTACCTTTTTGATATTCTAAATTTTGCTCTGCTGCAGTTCTAACTCCTGCTGTAATATTAAAGTCCCAAGGGCTTACTAAGATTAATTCTTTAAAAAAATTAACCAGGTTTATATGGACACCATTTAATTTTTCTAAGCTTTTTTGTGATAAAACAAACATACTTATCAACTCCTTTATTTTTTTATATAAAAATTATTAAACCGACCTCGTAATTTGCCATTTAAGGCCATCAAAAAAAGGTAGCCATATAAAACTACCTTTAATTGATTTAACTCTTTTATTCCCACTTAATAGCTTCTAATTCATTTACTGTTTTAGCTATTGAAATTTTAAGAGTTATTGCTGTATATTTTTCTTGTGCAGCTGTTCCTCTTAATATCCACATCAAATAAATATTATTTATATCAGTAAATGTTACTTTAGCAACTGAATTATCTTTCAATCTCCAATTTATTGGTAAAGATTTTATAAAAGCCATCAAATTTTTATCTTTTATAGCTTTTTTAATACCTGTTTTTACTTCTTCTGTAACTTCTATATTCAATATTTTTAATGCTTGTTCTATTAGTCCAGCATCATCTGAGTTACCTGCTATATCTATTGCAGATTTAACTCTTAAAAAATTCAACTCATCATTTGGTCCCATTTGAAATACTTTACCATTGTAATTGTAATCTTCATAAACTTTCTCTAATAAAATATTTTGAAACTTGTGCCTAAAAGTTCTTTTTACTTCTTTCAAATCTATATCCCATTCTTGTCTCACATTATCCCAAGTGTGATATTTGCTAGGTTGAGGTATTTTAATCAAGTTTCTATCTTTTATAATTTCTCCTGGTTCTAATTGTACATCAATACCAGCTCTTATTTTTTCTTCTTTTGTCATTTCTCTCAATACATCATCTTTAAATATTGGATATTGATATGTTATATCAGTTATTATCATATCATTTGTATATCCTTGAAAGTATGATAGAGGACTATTTATAACATTCTCTAAAGACTCAGCATAAACAGAAAAAACCTTATCTGTCTTTTTATAAAAATTTATTGTTTTCATATCAATTTCTCCTTTCAAATGTGAATAGATTTTCAAATTTATTCAGTTTTTTATATTTAAAATTGTTGATTTGAGAGCTTATTATATAAAATTCTTAGATTTTATATTTAAGAAAAATTATAAAAATAAACTCAAAAGCACAAGATTAAACCTTAAATTCTTTATAAATTTGAAAATTTCTATAATATTAAACTAAAAAATACCTAACTTTTTTCTTGCATTTATAATGCTATTTCTTATTTCTGTAGCACTTGTTTTTTGTATATAATGCTTACTTGTAACTCCACTGCTGGAATGATTAGCATAGCTTGAAGCTAATCCTAGCCCAGCTAAATTATTTATTAAATTAATACTAGTTTTTCTTAATGTGTGGGGATATAGATCCTCTATTCCTAAAATTTTTCCTAGTTTTCTAATCCTGTTTCTAATTGCTCCTTGAGTCATCTGTTTATAGATTTTTCCGTACTTAGTAACAAAGAACCAGTCTATATCTATCTCATTTTCTGTTCTGTACTGTATCCATTCTTTTATTAATTCCTTGCATTTTTGAAAGAAAAAGGCATTAACTATATAGCCTTCCTTTTCCTTAACATCTCTAAAATACCCATTTTCTAAGTCCAGTTGTTCCATTTTTAAATTCTGAATAGCACTAATCCGACAAGCACTATCTAAGAACAATTCCCATAATATCCTGTCTTGTAAGTCATACTTTTTAGCTTCTACTTGCATATAAAGTCTAACTGTAAGTATCTGCTCTGTTGTAAGAAAATAACTATTCCTAACTTTATCTTTTTCTGTAAATCTAAGTCTGTTTAATTTACTATCGAAAGGATGATATTTTATTTTATTTCTACGAACACACCAGGCATAGAATGTTGATATCGAAGTAGTTTTATTCATCAGTGTCCTCTTAGAATTTCCTAAACTCCTGCAATAATTCCTGTAACTTTCCATTATAGTTGGCATTTCTAGTAATGTTTCTTTACTTAAAAGTAACTTATTTTTATAACTTTTCTGAAACCAAATTAAAAATAATTTAAAATTGTTACAGTAAGTTTTATATGTGGTCTCCCACGTCTCCCAATTACTGCTCTTGCAACTGTTAAGATACTCTAAATAAACATCCACATTTTTCTTTTTTAAATTTTCTAATACTGTTAATTGCATAACTAAACCTCCTGATTTTGATAGGTTTATTATACAATTCTTAAAATAATGGAAAATCTATCTAGTTCAGGTTCTAAAAAAATAGAGTTAAACATCCCTAATTCAAGTTACTCGTATGCTTATAGAATAGGTGACATTTGTATTTTAAATATTGATTCTGGTAGTGCTTTTATAGGGAAAAAAGCAGATGACCTATTATTTAAGTTACCATCTAATTTATTACCAAAAACTAGAACGATTGCTACTTTAGGTTCTTTTGTACCAAGCCTAAGTAGAGAAATTGTGGTATATATAGAACCAAATGGAAACTGTATTCTAAAATCTCAAAATGTTACATGCCAAACAGCATATTATGGGAATATTAGCTATATAATTCAAAGTTAATTAGCACACTCATAAACTATCGTAGTTTGTAAGTTCCTAAATGTCCCGTTAGAAAAATTATGTGTATAGAATTTCCCTTGACTAGTTAACCTAATCCAATGATAGTCCATAGATTCAGAGTGCTTAGATACTCCAGACATGTATACATCTGTCTTTGGTCTAAATTCCAAAGGTAAATCTGTTGCATTATACAGAATATTTGGAGCTCCCACTCTAGAAAATTTAATCTCTAAAATACATATATTCATTATTTTAAGGACTTTATAATCTATATACATGTCTGCTCTAACATCTGTAGAATTATTATAGCTATACGTTTGTATTTTGTATAAATTTTCCAATAAGAATGGAAAATCTAAACAGAAATTGGAAAATATTATGGCAAGGAAATTCCCATGAAGTTCAATTTTATACTACCAATATTGGAGCAAATATAAACTTTGATAATATTTTTTCTCTAACAATTGTAGGAAATACTACTTGTACTATTCCTGCTGTTTTATTGAAAAAACTAGCAATAAATCAAGAGCTAGTATTGGGACACGATAACGCAGTTAGATCTGATGCTGTATTTTTCTTTAAAAAAATAAGTAATACATTTGGAATTTTTGGAACTAGAGGAGTCGCAGAAGATATTCATCTTCATGGCTATAATACATTAATTATAGAATATTAAATATAAGCAACGATTACCTTCAATTGATTTAATGGGTAATTTGCTACGTTTCCTAACGCTCCAACTCTTAGCATTTTAGCTGGAATATCTAGATTGCAATATTCTCCCCAGTTTCCCTGATTTATGTTAGTTATAGATATAATTTTATTTATATTTATATGACTAGGCACAGGAGTATACCATTCAGTAATATTCGCAGTTGGATTATGCCCTAACAAATTAGTCATTTGAATTACTTCGATTTTGATTAAATTTTCCAATCTCTCCAAAAGCGAGTTGTTGTCTAAAGGGATAAAATTAGTAACATTTGCAGAAATATCTTGGTTTTGTTTTAAACATTTATACATCTTTCTAGTATTTCTATCATAATAAATATAATTAGGATTTTTTACCCCCTCATCTTGTATATCGCCACCATATCCATAAGCTCCTGCTAATCTTGCTAACATCATTCCCTCTAATGCTTTTCCTTCTTCTGTTCCAAGCTGTACTATACCAGCCTTTTCTCTTGTTGCTCCTTCTTTTATTGTAGATAAGCTATTATCCATTTCACCTATTTTTTTATCTATCAATTCTGAATTGTGATTAAATACTTCAATATCATAATAATCACTGCCTTCTGGTTGTGCTAATCTTATATTTTCAGTATACTTTGCCATTTTATTTATCTCCTTTCATCATAGATATTTTTATGTGTTTTAGTTTTCAACTCATTATTTTTAAAATTTCCTACTTCATTCTGTTTATGATACTTACCTACTACTGCACTATCTTCATATAATCTAGTGTCGTAAATTTCTTTATGGCTTTTTGCTTTTAAAGAATTATGTAATAAATAAGCTACCTGGTTATGTGTGTTATATCTAAATTCAATACTAAAATTCAAATGTGCAGGTTTTATAACTTCTATTACTGCCTTAAAGTTTTCAATGTTTTTAGGTATTCCAACTATAGAAGTAAAAAATATTTTAAAAGCATAGTTTTGATTATCTTCTACAACCTCAATTTCTCCATTTGTGAAAGTTTTAGCAACTCTTGCTATCATCTCTTTTGTAGTAGTTCCATAACTTCTTAACTTAGAAATTAAATTCTCTCTTCTTTCTTCAATATTGCTTGTTTTATCTCCAACACTTAAACCAAATATTCTTTCCCAAATTGGTAAGGACCAGGTAGCAGTGTAAATAAAAAATTGATTTAATACATCTTTTGAGATTAAATCAACTGTATCTAATTCTTTTTCTATTATTTCTTGTAATAAAGTTACTTCTAAAATACCTCTGTAATACTTTGGCATATGCCTCATTAATCTTTTAGCTTCCAACTATATCACCTCTTTTTGTAAAGTGATTGTTGTTAATTTTGGAATCTCCTCAGCTGCTAACTGTACATTTAAAGTTGTATTATTTATTTTTAAGTCATCATAATCACTAACCCCTTGAATATTTAATAAGATATTTCCTAATTGTGCATAACTTACGTAATCCTGTTTAAACCCTACTTTCCTAAAATATTCTTTTACTTTTGTTTCAAATTCTGTTTTTACTTCATCAAATTTTATATTTTTAGAAATTTTAACAGTACTTGAAATTGATATAGCTTTACCTATTGCACTCTTTACTGTAACAGTAGCCCCTATTGGTCTGACTTCTTCTAAATAATCTCTTACTCTTTTTAATAAAGTTTCATCAGCTTCATGAATATCACTATTTACTACAACTACCTTTACAGTACCATTACCAGCCCATAGTGGAAATACTTTAACTCCTCCTACTCCTTCAACTTCAAAAGCCCACTTTTTATAGTGATATATGTTCCCACTTGTTACAGGCTCTCTAACTTTAAAATAATATCTTTCTCTTAATTCATCATCTGTTTCTCCATCGTAACCATCAACAGTTTCTACTAGATTATTAACTTCATTTAATCCTGGAATAGTTACAGGAAAATTTGTAATAGTTCCTTTTGGAATATTGTATATTTTTCCATACTTTTCACTTTCAATAGGTACTTCAACACTTCCAGCAGCAGATATTGTTTTTTCTTGTGTAGTTAAATAAATATAGGTATCACTTGCAACTTTGGTATTAATTTCTATTACTGTTCCTGGTACTCCTTTTATAATTACAGTACCTTTTGACTTTGTTGCTTTTCTTCTAAATACTCCTACCTCTTTACATATATTGTCTAAATATTCACCTTCAGCAGTTTCTGCAAAAGAATTTAAAAATATATATTCTAAGGTCTTTCTTATTTCTTCTATTTCTATACTTACAGGTGCTAAGTTGTCATAAAATAAGCTTCCTTCTGTTTTATCATATTCATCATTTACCTGGTTAAGCATATTTTTTAAAATTTCTTTCCATTCTTTTTTTATTATCATAGATACCCCTCCCATTCAAATGTTTTGAAGTTTTTTAACACTACTTCAAATTTGGTTTTCAAGGTATGTTTTTCTAATTTTATATCAATATTTCTAATTTCTATTATTTGTTTATTTTTCTTCATTGTTTCAGTCAATTCTCTCTCAAACTCACTATATAAAACAGGTGTAGGAAATCTTTGACTAAGTAACATAGCCTTATATTTCATCCCATATTGATTAGGTCCATTATATTTATAAATATTCCATTTATATTTTTCTGTTAAAAGAACCTTTTCAATCCACATTCTAACAGCTCTTTCATCATCTGTTTTTATTAATTGTCCATTTGATTTTAATAACTTCTTTTTTTGAAAGTCTATCAAAAATGTTTTACCATTACTATTTTTACTATTATTTGTCTCTTGTTTAGAGTAATCAACAAAATCTATTTTTGGTAATATTCCCATTCTAAACTCACCTCTGGAGCATAATTAAAAACATCTACTACAAAAAACTTGTCCTCCTCTGTGTTAGGTATAACAAGCACATACATTCCTTTTTTTAGATTAAAAACTGTCTGTAATATAAATTTACCTTTATCTTTATTGTCTTTTTTACTTGAACTAGATTTGTATGAACCAGTATGTCCTGTTAACATTAAATTTGTATCTCCAGCACTATCATTCCCAGCACCACTAGTATTTAAATTTGTAATGTTACAATTAGTAGATTTATTACCTTCGCTTTCAAATTCTTTCATAGTACATTCAATAGCCAATCTATTAGTTATTGCATTAGATAAATAAATCTTATCACTATCAATAACACCATAACCATTTAAAAGTTCAATAGAGATGTCAGGGAGAGGCTTTAAAATTTTCCCCAAAACAGCACCTATTGGACTTGGATTTTCTCTTTCTCTAAATTTTTCTGCCACTGCTATATCCCAAGATTTTTGGTTTTCACTCACTCCATAAACACCTCCAGTTTTAAATTTATTCTGTGGATTCCATTCTGCACAGTGTGAGAACTTTCTTTTATCAGATACTCACCTTTTAAATTAAAAAGTGGTAAATCAATATCAATCACTCTACCACTCTTAACTTTATCATCACCTAAGACATCAATACTAAAGTCTTCTGTGATTTTATTTAATTTTTTCAATTCATTTTTAGCAACTAGATTAGCTTTTTTAAATTCTTTTTCATCTAATGTTACCACTTCTTGTAGCATACCATACTTTTTAATACTTTCGCTATCTTGTTCTTTTCCTACTGTTCTAACTGCTTCTTTATTTTGTGTTATAACCAAAATTGAATTTTTCATATCAACTATCGATCTACTTAATGAAACTTCTCCGATGTTTTTAGCTACATCTATAAAAGTATTTTTGTGCATTTCATATTGGCCAATAACTTTTATTTTTTTGAATGGTCCTACTTTTAAAGTTCCTTTATCATATTCAATAAAGAATTTTTTGGAATTGAATTGCGAACATTGTTCGATGATATCATAAATAACGCCTGAGATAGTCTTATCCTTATAAATTTTATCTATCTTAGTATCTAATCCACTTACTTCAACTTTTATTCCAATTTCACTGCATAAGGACTTAATACAGTCATTCCCTACCATCTTTTTAAATTGTTTTATCACAGTTGATTTATTCAAGTACCAAGCCATATCATAAGCAGTAAATGATGTAGTCTTTCCATTAGGGTTTTCTGATACAATTATAGCTTGTATCAATGTTTCTCCTTTATCATTGATTATTTGAACAGGATCACCTAATGTAATGTCATAGAGAAAAGATAGATTTTTATCAAACTTATTTACTGCAAGTTCAAAACTTACCTCAACTCCTAATGTATCAATGCTATCTCTCCAGGTTAAATCTCTTATGTAATTAGTTACATCTATTTCTTTTACTATTGTCCTATACATTATTATCAACCTCGCCAGGTAAAATATATTCTTTTATATCTAAGGTATATGGAACATCTCCAGCCTTATCTCTAAAAGAATAAGTGTATTTTGGAGGTTGAAAATTAAAGAAGCTTACAAAACTATATCTTTTAGATGGAAAAAAAGAAGAAAATGAAAAATTTCTAAGTCCTTTACCACCAATTAAATTAAGAGTTTTTCCATTAATTGTATTAAACTCTTCGTCCATTGTTTCACAGTTTACAGGTTCTATATTTTGGACTACTGGAATATTAACTATTTCTTGCTGTACTCCATTATCTTCAACTATAAAAATTATATTCATTTTCTTATCTCCTATCCTACATATTATTTAAAGCTGCTAAAATCTTATTTGCTGTATATTCTCCATATTTTTCCATATGTTCTTTTTCACCTATGAAATTACCTCCAATATGGATATGTACCTCTACCTTTTTATCTGAACTTTTCTTACTTTCAACCTCTTTTATAATTACTTGTTTTTCAGTATTATTCTTTTGAAGTGATTTACCCTCTTCATGACTTAGAATTTGAGTTCCAGCAGGTAAAATTGCAGTTTCATCTCTTCCACCTTCATTAATTCCTGTTACTCCACCTTTGAAATATGCTGTGCCTAAAGCATGTCTTGGATTCTTAACTGAGGTAGTTGATGAACCAGTTTTATTACTTCCACTAATTGAATCAGTTGTTTTAGTTGTTTTTTCAGTTATATTAATTGTTTTATCATCAATAGGTGTACTATTCCAAAATTTCAACTTATCAATTAGTCCACTAAAGGCTTTTTTTGCAGTTTCGATTGGGTGTAATATAATATCTAATGCATTCATTAAGCTATCCCAAGCACTCATAAAAGCACCAGTAATAAAATCTGTTACTTTATTAAAACCTTCTTTTAACTTATCTAATGCACTTACAACTCCATCCCATATAGCTGTAAATATCCCACCAACCACATCACAAACACTTAAAATAACATCTTTCACATAATTAAATGCACCAACTAAGTTATCCCATAAAGTCATAGCAAAATTTTTTATAGTATCCCAATTTTGAGTAATTACATCTTTCAAAAATAGGAATGCATTAATCATAGCACCTACAGGGTTTCCAAACTTAATTATAAATTTAAGTACCTTGCCTAATGGATTATTGTCTAATTTCTGCCAAAATTCCACTACTTTTTTCTTTACTAAATCCCAATTTTTACACAGTAACCATATACCACCAACCAACAAGGCAATAGCTCCTATAACTATTCCTATTGGGTTTGCATTCATTGCAGCATTTAATAACCATTGTTTTACAGTCAAAGTTCCTGTTGCTGCTGCTTGTGCAGCATCCCAAGCCATTTTTACTTTTGTTATTGCAACCATAGCTGTTGTATAAACCCATGCTCCAAACATCACTAATTTATATGCTGCTATTGCACCAACAAGAGTATAAACAACAGGACTTATTCTATCCCAATTATTTATTATGCCTTGTGCTATATCTATTGCAACAGTTCCAGCATCTGATAATATTTGCCAAGTTTCTTCTAATGCTGGTTTAACTTTTTCAAATATTTTTCCAAACATATCCTTAATTTGTGTTATATAAGGTTCTGCTCTTGTAACTAATTCTTCAACTTTATCTGCAAGACTTAATATAAAATCTTGAATACCTGGTATCTTACTATGAAACCACTCAGCAATAGCACCTAATTTTGGCATTAATTTTTTACCAAGTTCTGCTTGCATATCGCCCCAAGCACCTTTTGCTGCTACAATTTTACCTTCATCTGTTTCTCTCAAAGCCTTGTTGGTTCCACCAATAGCAGCTGTTAATTTCTTATTTAAAAACTCTGCTCTTTGTTCTCGCTTCATAGTTTTAAATAATTTTTCTTCTGCATCAGTTAAAGATACTCCATATTTTACAAGTCCTTTAGTTTTACCTTCTACAGCCTTACCAAATACATCGGCCATAGCAATAGCATCTTCTTGTGTCCCATTAAAACCTTTTTCTTTAGCAACCATATCATCAATGACAGGTAGTATAGTTTTTATTTGCTCTGCTTTTAATTTATAAATAGCTAACTGCCCTGCTCCAGCAACAGCAACATCATCTCCAACTACTCCAACATCTTGTAATGCACTGGCTTCATCTTTTAACATCTGGATATGTTCTTTTTTAAAATTAGCTTGTTTCATAAAATTTGTTTCCAACATTTTGTCAGCTTTTAGCTTATCTTTTGCAGCATCTATAGACTGTTTTATAAATACTCCAGCTGCAGCAGTTAAGGCTCCAAATCCAATTGCTGCCCATTTTGCTACAGACTTCATTCCATCTTTTATTTTTCTGCCAAATGCTTTTACTTGGTTTCCAGCTTTTTCAAGTTGTCTATCCATATTCTTAATACTCTTGGTTGCCTTCTGTAATGGTGTTGTAAACTGGTCTTTTAAACTTAGTAATACACCAATAGTCTTTGCCATTTAAACCTCCTTTCTAAAAAGATAAAAAGGTACTTAGCTTTTTATACTAAGTACCTGATTTATTCAATCTTTCAATTTCAAGATCCATTGTGGCTATCATAAATAACTTTTCGTCATATGATAAATTTAATAGATAATCATATTTAAACCCTCTAAGCAAATAAAAAGAGAGGAATGCCATATCGGTATCCTCTAATATTAGTTTTTTATATCTTCAATCTCTTCTTCTAAGACTTTACTAGCTTTATCAGATTCTTCACCTAATCCATAAAGGTTTAGAATAAAGTTAGATAGCTTGTTTATTTCCCCTAAATTTTCATCAAATACAGGTATTACAATTTCATAAGGTTGTGCTACTTCATAAGTCTTTTGCAATTCTTTATCATGTAAAATAGGACAATGTTTATAGATTAATTTACAGTTAGCATTGTAAGCTGCTTCTGTTGTTTTTTCTTCTGTACTATCCATAATTTTTATTACATCTTTTGCTTTATGTTTTACAACTTCTATTGTTCCACCCAATACTTCTGAATTGAATAATACCACTTTCATTTTATCGTTTTCTGATTGTTGTTTCTTTGCAATTAATATTTCTAATGTTATATTTTTAGCCATTTTTATATCCTCCTTATATCATATCTATATATCTAAAATGTGAAAAACTAAAAGGAACTTCTTCCTCTCTTAAAGCTTTATTTTCAAATTTTAACGCCATTAATTCACTAATTGTAACGCCTGTTAATTCAACTCTTTCTGCTCCATAAGCTGTTGGGTCATCTAGTTTTGCAACTATTTTAAAATCAGGCATATTACCATTTCTTATCCCATCTGCTAATAGTTTTCCAATAGTTGTATCTATTTTATGGAGTGTCATAGTTCCTTCACCAGTAAAGCCCATATATCTTTTTGACTTTCCTAGTTCTCCCATAATATCCACATCTTCATATTCTAATGTAACCTTAGCCTCAAAAGATTTTACAGAACCTAATTCTTCTCCATCTAGCCATACAGCACCAAATGAACCTCTTAAAATTTTATTTTTATCCATTTTGTTAGACATTATTTACCTCCATTTCTTAGAACATATTAATTGTAAATTTAAAGTCCTCTACAGCATTTAATATTTTGATATTTGCTTTCATAAATACCTTTTTCTTAAATGTTAGTTTTTTGATTTTCTCATCATCCCATTCTTCCACTTCTTTTTTACCAACACCTAACCAAGCCAATCTTTGTGCTTCAACATCAACTTCTGAATAGTTATCATATTCTTTATCCAAAATATCCTCTTTCTCTAATTCTTTGAAATAAGCATTAATTGCAGTAAAGAATAAAACTTGATTATCATATTTGTTTTTATACTTACCTATCCATTTCTTGAATGTTGAGTAAATATCATCTCTCATTAAGTCCATAGATTCAATTATGATAATGTCTTTCATATCTTCAGTTTCATCTTGTGTAATTTCTTCTAAAGATGTACATGCTCTTGCTACTCTTATATCTCCTTCATCTTTATACAAACAGAAACCACCTTTATCAATAACATCATCTATTTCATCAAATATAGAAACTTCCTTTAAATTCCCACATAGAAAGCTAGTAGCTGATCTAGTCATTGGTAACCCTGCTAACATTCCTAGAATTGTTGGTACATATTGCCAACCTTCAACTTCTCCTCTATTATCTACAAATGTAACCTTGTCATTCATTAAGTTTACTATGCCTTTGTTATCTGGTTTGGTAGCCTTAAATACAACAGCTTTATAAGTTTTGCCTGCTTTTCTTACTGACTTTATCCAAGAAACAAGAGTTGCAGTATCTCCATCTTTCCCATCATAAGCTAACCCTAGCCAGTTAATTCTTTCTTGTGCAACTTTTTTTAATGTGTCAGATAATGTTCCATCTTTAACATTGAATACGACCACTTTATTTGGAGTGTATTCAAAGCTATCTTTAATCAATGGTAATATTTCAGCAGAATAATCATCACTTTTTATATCAGTAATATCTTTGTATACCTTTCTATCCCATTGTTTAGTAGATTCTTTTACTATTAATCCAACTATACCTAATTGACTTCTCTTAACAGCTGTTACTGCTAATTGTTTAAAAATTATTTCAATACTAGGTAATCCCATATATTTAACCTCCTATTTCTTATCAAAACGATACTCTAATTCTTCCATCATTTCGCCATCTATATCATTTTCTATCTCTTCCATACTTAAACTATCAAAACTTGCTATTAATACTCCATCTTCAGTTTCTTCAAACTCTATTTCATCAATAGGAATAGCAAAAGTTTCATTTACCCATAATGTACCTAAGAAAGCATTTTCAATTTCATCAGATATTTTTAATCTTTCTTCTCTTCCTTTACCAGGTAAAGTAGAAAAAAAATAAATTCTAATTGTAAAATTTCTTTCCTTAAAAGTTGTCATAAAAGCACTTGTTTTAAGTCTATCTAACTCTGTACGAAAGCTTGGTCTATTAAAAGCTTCAGATAAATCTTTACTATCAATTTCTATTTTAGGAAATGTTTCTTTCAATTTTGTATTAACTGCTTTTAGTATCTGACTTAATTTAATCATTAGAAACCTCCATTTTTAATAACTTCATCAATAAAGTTATCTGCAGCTTTTAAAAATTCATCTTGAAACTCTCTCTGTGAATCTTCTAAAATATGCTCTCCTTTTTTAAAACCATGTTCTTTACCAGTTTTATCTTTTATGATATGCCCATTCTCTATTAAATGAGCATGAGGCATTGAGTTATAAACTCTAACTGTATCTTCTTCACCTTTATATTTATAAACTTTCCCTCTTTTAAAACCTTTCAAATAGTTACCCTTTTTTACTTTTACCTTAGATTTTGCTTTCTTTTTAGCCTTAGCTTTTAATTTATTACCTTGTTTTTGTAAGAATTTTTTAGCCTCTTTTGGGTATTTTCTAGCAAGTCTTAATACTTCTTCTTCAAGTTCTTTTAAATCATCTGTTGAAAAAGCTCCCATTTCTACTCCTCTTTTCTTACACAAAAAACTTCTATGAACTGATTACTTTTAAAATCTCTGTTGAAATAAATAACTTCATACTTCAAGCCCTCATAAATAAAAAACCAGTCCTTTTTTATTCCAGGAACTGATTTTACTCTAAATATGAATTTGAATTGATGTTGATTTTCTTCTGTTCCAGCTTCTCCATTTTTTACACTAGAATTTAAAGGAACTATTTCACAGTATGCTTTTTTAAATAACTCTGGCTTTTTATCATTTTCTCCAAGTTCATTAGTTGTGTCTATCATGTGATATACATCAATAAAGTGTCTTAATTTCTTAGTTATATCATTCAAAGTTATCACCTACTTGTAACTGAGTTAATAGACTTCTGGCGGTATAAC